TCAAGACTTATCAATGAATGTATTAATAATATAAGTGTAATTTGTGAATCTTCCGCTACTACGATTTTTTAAAATTCTCAAATACCCGTGGTTGACTAATTCATTAATCGATTTAGTAAAAGTTGCTGACCCAATTTTTAAATCGCTACAAATTTTATCGCGTCCCGGAAAAGCAGAATTTCCAAAAGTTACTAAATAGGCATATACAAGTTTAGAATGTTTGTTTAATGCAGAATCCTGCATTACAACTTTGCCTAAAATCCCATAACCGTACCTTAATACGGAATTATCTTCCGCAAATTGTATTAAATTACTCATCGCTAAATCCTTTCACAGCTAAAATACCATTATTATTAATTTTCAACAAATTACAACGTTCAAGTTCAGACAAACAATTAACAACACAATTGTAATCCCAAGTAAGGATTTTTGCGATTTTTTCACAATCAATTTGTTCTTGATAGAAGTTATCAATTAAAGAGTATATAATTTTAGCATCAGAAGAAACAATTTTTGATTTCAGAAAATCATACTTAATATGAATATACAAATCCATTTTAAAGCACCTCACATCAATTCTAATCAATTTTTGATATACCAGCTATAGCTGATATATCACAACGCATTTTAGTTGCTCTATGAACCTCTGAGAAACGGATTGGCTGGATACTGTTTTTTATAAAATCTAATATTTTTGATTTTAGGAAAAAATATTTAGTTCCGATTTTCAAAAAAGGAATCTCTCCGCGATGTGCTAATGCTATAATTTGTGAATAACTAACTTTATTTTTGAAAATTACTTGAGAAACTTCCTTAGCTGTCAATAATTCCTCAGAGATGTTATTATTGTTATTAGAGTTATCATTATCAATGGGGGTTGAAATTATAACTTTTGAAAATAACTCTTCAACAGGAATTTTGAAGAAATTGGCTAGTTTCATAGCTAATTTAAAAGACGGGTCATTTTTGCCGTTACAAATGGCGAAAATGGCTTGTTTTGTAACGCCGCAAAATTCAGCTAATTCGTCATATGTGAATCTATGCAGGCGACGTTCTTTTTCAATTTTTAACATAAAATTCATTCCTTTCAATATAATTAGTAGTATAATAATAGTAAACAAATACTATATATGGTAAAGTATTCATTTACTATATATAGTATAGTATTATTTTACTTTAAAATCAAGAGGTGATTATCATTTTTAAATTATTTTTTAAAAATAAATTATTTTCGTTAATAAAAAATAATAACTTAACTAATAAGGCGTTAGCAGATAAAATAAATGTTAGTAAGGCTGCGATAGGTCAATTTGTAAAAGGAAATTCTATGCCATCTTTAGAAAAGCTTATAGAAATATCTAATGTTTTTCAAATATCTATAGATACGTTGTTAGGTAGACCTAAATTATTAAACAATCCTGATGGAACATTAGAATATTGTTTAAAAACATCAAATAATTTATTAGAGGGAGAATTAAAGTATTCTTTTGGTATTTTAAATGATACAGATAAAAAAGCATTTTTATTTATTGATGAAATTAATGGCAAATTAATAAATTATTTACTTGAATCACATAGTCAAACAGATTTTCTAGCTTTGGTATACTTATTAAATAAAAAATTATCCTTGGATTATGATGCATTTGAAAATAATAATGTAGATATATTAATAAAATTAAATGACCATTATCAAGAAATTTATATAGACTTAGGATATTCAGCAAGACTGTCATTGATAAAATATGAAAATTATGTTAGTGATTGGTTAGAATTATCTACAGATGAAAAAATACAAAAAATAAAAGAAATATATGAAAAATAATTGTTGTCATTTTTGTTGTCAATATATAAAAATATGAGATTTTGGAAACTTATATTATTATTTGAAAAAATAAAAAAGCCTATAGTCATAGGCTTTTTTGAAAATATATTAATATATTTTTATGAAAAAAATCGAAAATAAAACCTCTTAATCAGCAGGTTCCGGGTTCGAGTCCCGGGTGGGTCACCATATGATTTAACATGCGAACATTTAGCATTTGTTAAAAATAAATTAGTTCTATTTTTCTATATACCTAAATTTTAAAATTAAAGCAGCTATCCATGATAGTTGCTTTTTTTTATAAAAAAATATACTCTCTTTTCTTCTATAAAATTCTATTAATTAACTCCTTAAATTTAATATCACAAAATAAAAAAGCCCCTATTACCTAGATTTTTTCTAAGCAATAGGGGCTTTTAGCAATAAAAGAAAATGTTATTTAATTATAACTCTTTTATTAAATTTTATCTATAATTTTATTTACTTCTGCAATACCTTTACCATCTAGCTTATCTATTATCCCAAGATAAGCCACATTTCTAGCTACTACAGATGTGCTAGTAGTTGTAATTATTTGTTTTTGTAATTTGTCCTTAAGCTTTCGCTTTTCATCCTCAAGTTTGGACCTAATAAAAATTTTTGCAAATTCTTTTAATATGTTCATGCTTATTCCTCTGTTGATGCTAATTTATTAACTACTTTTTCTACAATCCAAAGACTACCATTTATGGCTACTGGTAAGAAAATAGTATCTCTAAATTTTACCCAGCCTTTTTCATCAACCGCACTATTTTTAAGCTCTGCAACAAAAGCTGTAGCTACTTCTTTAACTGCTGGCAATGCCGTATCTTTAATCCATTTTATAGCCATATCTTTTACTTCAGTCGTAATAAAATCCTTCATATTTTCTAAAACTTCATTTTTAATTTCATCAATAGTCATCATTTATACGCTCCTTATTTATTTAACAACATATAATCTGTAACGCCTCTAGCAATAGCACGTGCGATATCGTCCTTACGCTCAATTAATTTTTTAGCATCTTCCATATTACTGATAAAGGCTGTTTCTACTAATACAGCAGGCATAGTAGTATGTTTTAAAACTTTTAAAGAAGGATATTCTTTTATACCTCTATTAACCGTATTAATAGAACCAACAATTTGATTTTGAATACAAGTAGCTAATTTGTGGGCTTCTGTATTGAAACTAAATACTTCAACCTCTGTCCCTTTAGCTTCCGAATTATTAAAAGAATTACAATGAATACTGATAAATAAATCCGCTCCCCAATTATTAGCAAGGTCGCATACTGCTATAGGTCTATCATTATAATAATCTGTATCATTGCAAAGATTGTCAGATTGCAGGCTTTTTGTTTCAATACCTACATTATTAAGATACTTTTCAACTAATGCTCCAATTACATATGCAATATCACATTCTCTAATTCCTAAAACATCATTTTTTGCACCAGAGTCATAAACTTTATCATGTCCTGGATTAATAAAAACTTTCATTAAAATTTCTCCTTTTTAATTTCTGTAAATTGTGCTAATGTTGCTTTTAGTTTTTCTGGAATAGGTAATCCACAGTTGGCGGAATTCTCTAATATAGATAATGCTTCTCTACCAATAAAAAAGAGCAATACAACGTCTTTCGCCATTGTTTGCCCTATCAAATCTATTCTGTATGTTGTTGCTATAACTAATAAAATAACAACTTTTTTTAATGCACCAGTCCCACATTTACTACTATCTAGCTTCATATTCGGATTTATATATGCAGCACTTATACCAGTTATATAATCTATAACCATTAAAATTAAAAGTGATTCAAACGCTGTTGACCATGGTCCAAATAAATGCTGCAATAAAACTCCCACAAAGGCAACACCTCCTCCAATATATACCTCTAACCTTGTTGGAATTAAAGAACTAATAAAGTTTATAATTTGCTCATACAATATCACCACCTACTTACTACTTACTAGATTCTAATTCTGATATTAACTTTTCTTTTAAACAGTTGGGGCATTTTTCATTTGTACATTTGCCTTGTTCATCAAGCTTTTTAGCACAAATATTACATCTTTTAGTCATTTGCTTTTACCTCCTGAAGCTTATTATTTGTATCTTCAATAACAGAAGCATACTCTTTTTTTAATTCCGATTGTAATTCGGTATCATCTGTAAGTACTGCTACCAACATAGCGTCTTTTATATCAGCAATTTGTTCATCATTAGCTGCCATAATTTCATTAATTTTCGCTAAAGCTTTTTCTTCTTCTGTTGGTTCTTCTGGTGGCACATATTCTCTTTTTTCTTTCGCTTTAATATAAGTGTCAACATTATCAATATAGCCTTCAAATTCAGTGTTTGGATAATCTTTAAATTCCTTATTAATAACACTGCATTCTTGGTAATTATCGTAGATAACCTCGTTTATATTATCTAAACTAAGTCCACTATCTAATTTGAAATTTTCTACAGTATCAGAATACTGTTTATCACCATTAATAATTAGAACTTCATTTTTTTGAATTTGAAAAACTCTCATTTATATCACGCTCCTAAAACATTACTATTTAAAATATCTGTTTCTATTTTTACAGCGGTACGCCAGTTAATTTGTTTTTGTGGATTAAATACACTTTGATAGGCTAAATACATTTGTTTAGCTGCTACATGTGCAGGAACTTTTCCTGTTGCTGTTCCTAATCCAGTACAAAGAACAGTTTTAATATTACCTTGTTTTTGTACCGCTAAGAGCATTGCTCGCATAGCATTATAAATTGTGTCATATTCTTTAATAATTCGTGGTATACGCATGGTGGGTGTATGTGCAAGATATGGGTGTTGTTTATTACCAGTTTCTACAATTAAGCAAGTTCCTACTGGTTGCTCACCTGCATATTCTGCTCTGATTTTATCCTGCACACATTTCATCAGCTCATATCCAAAGTAATTTATAAGTGCGTCATCAAAACCGCCGTCCATAATTCCGAAAGAATTTGCAGGGCTTACTACACAATCATATTCAGATACATTTCTAAAATCATCACAAATAACTTTTACATTTGTTTCATTTTTAAAATATCGTTGCCATTCTTTACATAAATTTGAATTACAATCACATAGAATTAAATTCATATTATTAACCCTTTCTGTGGTATACTCTCCTAAATTTTATTTTTTTATTTTTAGGAGTGATTATTTTGAGAAAACCTAATGGATATGGAAGTATTAAAAAATTAAGCGGTAATCGGAGGCGACCTTTTGTTTTTGTTATCACCAAAGATGGTAAGCAAAAAGCTATGGGCTATTTCTGTTCGCAAGTCGAAGCAGAAATATATGCTGCCGATTTCAATAAAAAGAACCATAAATTTTTGCATGGACATGAAACAACCTTTTCAGAATTATTCTATAGATGGTTACCTTTTTATATAGACAAACACCAACCTAGTAAAAGCACTATAAACAGCTATAATAATTCTTATAAACATTGCCTACCTTTACATGAAATGCCATTAAAAAAAATTAAGTATTATCACTTACAAGACATTATAGATACAGTTAAAAGAAAAGGACTTTCCTACAGCACTTGCAAGAAAATCCGTTCTACTTTATCACTTATGTTTAAATACGCTTTAATGATGGAATACGTAGATAAAAATTATGTTATGCTTTTAAATTTAGGCAAGAATAAACAGAAACGACCACACAAACCATTTACACGTCAAAAAATAAATAAGTTATGGTCTAATTTACAACAAATTGAAGGTGTCGATACTATATTAATTCTAATTTATACTGGCATGAGAATAGGAGAACTTTTAGAACTTACCAAAGATAATGTTTATATGCGACAAAAATACATTAAAATAACTAAGTCCAAAACTAAATCTGGTCTGCGAATAATTCCCATACATGAAAAAATATTTCCATTGATACAAATACGTATGCAAACACCTGGTAAATACCTTATTTGCCGACATGATGAAAAGCCTTATAACTACAGCATTTATTGCACTTTATGGGATAAGATAATGTTAGCACTTAATGCAAAATATACACCTCATGATTGTCGTCATACTTGTGCTACTTTGATGGATAATGCAGAGGTGAATTATAATGCTAAACGTAAAATATTAGGTCATGCATGCAGTGATGTTACAAATGGAGTTTATACACATAAAGATATTAGACAGCTCCGCAAAGCAATTAACAAAATAAAATGATACTAATAAGATACGTATAAACCGAATTAAGCTTTAAAAATAAGCATTAGTTAGACTTTATTTGTGTTACTAATTGTTACTTGTAAAAACACTAAAAATAGCATATTTCTAAAACTTAAAAATCCTATAACTATGCATATTGCCCATGTTATAGGATTTCTTTTTTTATTAAAAATTAGGGAAATATTTATTTTTAATATTATGTTTACAGCCTTTATTGAAATTTTACCTGTGGGGGAATTACCCTCTCATGGTCATAGTGCCAGCACAAATACAACTGGTAATCATACACATACACATCCAGGTTGGCAAATGGGAGAAGGAATTCGACATCAAGATGGGTGTAGTGCTATCCCTCAACGTGGCGACCGAGGTGGTTATAATGGAACATATACTTTTTCTACTGCTGGAAATCATAGCCACACAATAACTGTTAATAACACTGGTTCAAATACAGCTCATAATAATATGCAGCCATTTATAGTTACTTATATATGGCGTAGAACTGCATAATAGCTGTGGGGGAATTGCCACAGCATACACATACTGCTTCTACAAATACTACAGGTTCACATGCCCACACATATAGGACATTTTATGGCACAACCGGATATGGACCAGATGGTTCTAGTGATAGAGAAAAAACTATAAATACTGGGTCTAGTGGTAATCATACTCATACTGTAACAATTAACAATACTGGCTCTAATCAGGCTCACAATAATTTACAACCATATATTGCAGTATACATCTGGAAACGTACCGCTTAACTTATTCTTTTCCACATATAAACGGTTAAATATGGCTGAATATTATTATGAGCTTGGCTTGAGCCGGTGTTATTAATATTTATGGTATGACTATGATTTCCTGCGCTTAAAGTAGTTCCTTTATTTCTAGCATAATTTGTATCATAATCGCTAGGAAAATTCAGGTTTGTATCTCCATTTGGTCCATATAATTGAAATTGATGAGTATGATTTCCAGTTGTATTAGTGGACGCTGTGTGATTGTGAGCAGGTAATTCTCCCACAGACTTATACAGTACGTTTCCACATGTATACACTGATATATGGTTGAAGGTTGTTATGTGGTTGACCAGAACCTGTAGAATTTATTGTTACTGTATGAGTATGATTGCCTACAGTAGAAAAAGTGTTTGTTCTACTTCCACCATCTCGTGTATCTCCAGCCCAACCATTTCCACTACCATTACCATCACCCCATAATGCTTTTAATGTTAACGAATGAGTATGTTCACCTGCTGTATTTATACTACCTGTATGGTTATGGCTTGGAATTTCCCCCAC